TCACCAAATAATAATTCTCTTACTGCTTCTAAGTCAGTACCATTATCATCTACTACTTGAGTATGTAATACAAATGCGCAACGTTTTGCTTGTTCTTCAGATAATCCATCAACAATCAACTTATAAGCCATCAGTGTGTCTGGAATCTGTTTGCGACGAATGTTTCGAGAGTTAAAAAATAAAGCAAAATCAATTTCTTTACCTCCAAATAATTTCTTTTTAAATTCCTTTAATTCAGGAGTATTATCAAGTGGTTTAAAGATATTTTCATTTAAACCATGAGGTACATATTGAATAATTTTATTTTTAGCTTTATCACCTAATACTAAAGTGTTAATATTTTTAGTTTGTTTAGAGATAGCTAACAGAGCATCACATGACTCATAATATGATCTATTATACATTGGAGCTGGATAATCATCCCAAATGTTAAGATAGATAATAGGCATTTTCTTTCTAATCTCATTTTCAATTTGGAATAACCAAATAAAATATCTTGGGTCAGTAATTAAGAAAATAGCATCTGGTTTTTCTGCTTGAATTAAATGTCTAATTAACCTAGCATCTCCATATCCGTTAGTTGGGTATAAAACAATAGAACTATCAGTTAAACCAGTATTATTATTGGTATCTGCTGATAAATCCATTCGTTTACCTGCTTCAGGATGATTGATGGCACCTCCTACGTTTACCCAATTAAAGTGTTGGGCTGTGTTTAATACTAATTCGCGAGCAACAGTTGCTACACCTGAGTGTACTCTAATGTCGTCACAAATCAAAAGTATTTTTTTCCTCTCATTTTGAGGTAAATACGCAAAACTTTGATTCATAAAACTTTTATCGATTTAAATTATTGTGATTGTGAATTGATTTTCTAAATTCATCTGATGTAAGATACAAATGGACTGCTCTGTCTACAAGTTTTTGTAAAGAAAATTTTCGCTTAACACATTCTAATTTAAAATCTTCAAACAAGTCGCTTTGAACTTTAACGCTTGTTAGTGTCATATCCTTTTTATCCATAACATCATTTGTATATAAATATATACAAAAACACTATTTATTACAAAGATCTTTCCTTTCATTAAAAGGACACCATTGGCAAGTTTTGCTTGGTGTTGCAAGATGTAACGTGTCTTTGTATGTTCCGTCTATATTAAAGCATTCATTTATAAAGTTATTTATAGCAGTTAATGCTTTTTTCATTTTAATTTTACCACTTGGGGGAGCAAATTCCTGAATTCGACTTTGAGGGTATTCACTTTCCTCCCATATTTTCCTTTTTAATATAATAAACTCAACATCAATATTATCTTCAGGAACACTGAATTGTTCACTGAAGTATTTTTTGTAGAATAACAATTGGAATTGTTTACGCTCATCTTTTTTAGCATCTTCATTCCATCCACGAGTTGATGTTTTAAAGTCGTATATTTTAAAGGTATTTGTAGGTTCATGGTACATCACTAAGTCAATATAACCCTTATATAAAACGTTTTTAAACGCGTTATTAGGTGTTATAACAATAGGTAACTCACAAGCAACCAAATACCATCCACGTTTACTAAAGTAATTACCTCGTTTTTTCTTAAAGTAATTTATAATAGCTATACCATCATCAAAAAACTCTCTCATTTCAACTGCACTAGTGAAGTGAGTATCTTTATTTGCTTTATATTCTTCTAGATATGTTTTTCTAAACTCGTCTTCAAAAAACGTTTCTAGATCAAATCTATCAGCTGCAGCAGCACTTTCAGTATATGCTAAAGTGAGATAATGCTGAATGGCACTATGCATAGCGGTTCCGAAAACAGTATGGATAGTAGATGAATATTCTTGTAAGCCATCTTTGTACTGTAGTTTCCATTTATGAGGGCACTCATGATAGATAGAAAACTGACTATAAGAAATTGTTTTATGGAATGCATAGTTTATTTCTTGTATAGGTTGTTTTTGAATCGTTTTTACTATAGAAGGTATTTTCACGATTCAATTTCTTTAAGGTATTGTTGTCTGAGTTTTTCTAGATACAGAATAGCATCCATATGCTCTTGCTTAGCATGTTCTATCCAATCTATTAGGGCTAGATCTTCTCTATCTAAGTCAGTACCATATTTTTCTTTACCTTTGATACTACGTTCTTCAAATTGTTTTATAACTGATGTTACAATACTGTCTAATTTCATTTTAATAACTTTTTAATTTCTTTATCATCAATACCTTTTTTCTTTAAAATACTTTTAATAGTATCATTATGAAGCATATGATAGTATTCATCTGCCTCACGCAAAGAGCATTCATAGTAAGAAGCTAAATGTTGTAATAGCTCCTCTCTAGTTTTGGTTTTTGTTGATTTAATATATTTTAAAAACATGTTTTTCTTTGGAATCATATATAAATATAGTTTATATATCTTTTCCTTTTCAGTATAAGGAATATTTTGAATTAAATTTACAAACTCAATATACTCAGGATTCATACTGAGGAAGCGATGTATCATATAAGGATTAAATGATGTTTTGTCTTCCTCAGTAAATGAGTCCCAAGATTGTTTCTCGTAAGTAATTTGTTTAAGCCAATCAAATATTTGCATATTCGTCTCGGAGTTCTTTAGGCAACAACTCTACTAAAATCTTACCTGTTTTAACATCATACATTACAGGGATAGGAATAATAGCATCTTCAGCTGTGCCAGCTACAAATTTAGATACTTTACGAATGATTACACCCTCAGCAAACACATGATTACCATCAGGTGAAGTAAGTGGAGTAGATGATTTAATGTCTACATTGACATTAAGTGGTTGTTCTGTTTTACTCATTTTATTGTATTGTTTTTAAGATTGAACATATTAAAGCCATTACATTGATTTCTTTATCAATTCTAAAATTGGCGTGGTACATATAATTTTCTATTTCAATGATAATTATTGCTTGTTGAACACCATCTTTTGTGTATTCATCTAAATTATCATATAGGAATCTATAAATTTCTTCAAAGTCATCCAAATTGCTATCTGCAAGTATTTGTCTGATGTTTTTAAAGCTGTTTTTATTTGCTGCTTTAAGTTCTTTTAAAATAGCATCTGTATAGTTGCTTGAGGTTAGAATTGAGTTATCAACTTTTAGATTACTATCAACTGTATTAACCTGGCAAGTATTAAGTATTTTTCTAACATCTGGATAATGTTTATTAACTACTAATACTAAGTCATTTAGTTCATAGTTAATGTTTTCCTGTTCTAAAACATTAGCAACATGTTGTGCTACTTCTTTTTTAGATGGAGGAGTAATTTTTAATACTTGACATCGGGATTGAAGGGGATCGATAATACGTTCAAGATAGTTACATGTTAAGATAAAACGTGTAGTACGAGAATATGTCTCGATAATATTCCTTAATGACGCTTGGGCCTGAATAGTTAAGAAATCAGCTTCATCTAAGATAATAATCTTAAGGGGTTTGAATGAAGCACTTGAGGCAAAACCCTGCACTTTATCTCTAATAGTGTCAATCCCCCTCTCATCCGATGCATTTAAAAAAAGATAATCACAATTAAGATTATTTACAATCAATTTAGCTAATGTTGTTTTACCACTACCTGGAGGTCCATAAAACAACATATTAATTAAATCATTTTTATTTATATATTGTGATATAATGTCTTTTAGTTGTTCATTACCTATAAATGTTGTTAAATCATTCGGGCGATATTTTTCATTCCAAATTGAATGTTGTTTCATAACCTATTTTATTAATAATATTTTCTTTATTTATCTCGTCTTCCCATAATCTAATAAGCTTTTTATTATTTTCCAAGCAAATTTGATTTTTCTTTTCATCATTTTTTCTTGATGTTTTTTGAGTTTCATTTAGATTATCCCAATCTAAGTTTTTCCCATGCCAGTAAACACCATCTATTTCTACTAAAACATCAAAATGTGGTAAATAAAAATCAAAATTATATTTTTGATATTTAAAACCATGAATATAATTTATCTTTAATTCATCTAATATTATTTTAAATTCCTGCTCAGGTTTAGTATTTATTTTATTTTTAGACAAAACATAATACTCTGAATTTGAGCATGAATAACATAATTGAGATGATAATCTGTTTGATAAGGTTTGAGTTTGGGTGGGGCTTAATGGATTTTTATATATATGGGTTTTGATTTGTTTGCAGTTAGGGCAAGTACTATTAAATTTATATATTTCTTTTTTGCCGTATTTTTTATCTTGCCATTTTTTCATAGCGCAACTTTTACAAATTCTTTTTAATCGAGTCGCTTCATAATGGGAATTTTCTTTTAAAAATTTAGTGCTACCACATGATGGGCATGTATATTCTTTCATATTATTTTATTATAAATATACACCATTTCCCCTTTCATCAAATGTGTTTATAACTTAATATAATAAAAAAGGCCTGGTTTCCCAAGCCTAATTTAAAATATTGTTTTAGGAATTAATTTCCAAAATATAAGTCCATATCCTCCCTCATATCTTTTTCTAACTGCTTATCAGTCATTTTTTCAACATTATCTATAGATGTTGAAAATTCACCAAAACCTTCTTCATCTCTTATATAACGACCAGCACTTTTATTAAATTGTTTCAAATATGCTAAAGCTTTTTTTTCATCAATATAATAAAAATCTCCATCTTTATCACTTAATTCTTCATCTTTGACTACATATTGATTTTTAACTTTATTTTCAGTTAATACTTTAGATATTTCTTCTTTAATAAGTTGTTTTAATTCGGATGTTTTCATGATAATGTTTTATTATACATATTACTACTCTTACTGATAGTCTCCGTAAATGTCATAACGTTTAGGAGGCTCAGGTTCAACTTCAACTTCTTGAGAGTGAATAGCATATAACTCACTTTTTAGAGGAGCTAATTTATATTCACATGCTCTTCTAGTTAGTTGAAAATACGCTTCTAAAGTATCAGTTATTGAGCTATATACTTTAGTCTTATCACCTACAAGCGACCACCTGTCACCAGGTGGAACGCGTGTAGCGATTAGTTCTAGTTGTTCTTGAATTTCGGTTTTCATTAATACATTCCTCCCATTCCACTAAGATCTTCTTGCTTAGTTTCTTCAGGTTTGTCTACAACAGTACATTCTGTTAATAGAATTGTTCCTGCTACTGAAGCAGCATTTTCAATTGCTGTGCGAGTTACTTTAGTTGGGTCGATAATACCAGCTTCTTTCATATTAACAAACTTTTGTGTTTCGAGATTATAACTTCTCCAGTTATCACGAACAACAAACAAGTTATTAATTACTTGATATGATTCCATTTCTTCATAACCTGCGTTAGTAAGAATTTTCATGAATGGGGCTGAACATGCTTTAAAAACAATGTTACCACCTACAGTATCTCGGTTTGTAATCACTTCACGTGCATACAATAGAGCAGAGCCACCTCCAGGTACAATACCTTCTTCAATTGCGGCTTTAGTTGCTTGTAAAGCATCGTCTACGCGGTCTTTCTTTTCTTTAACCTCGGTTTCAGTATTACCACCAACATGAATGATTGCTACTCCTCCGACAAATTTCGCCAACCTTTCTTGGAGTTTTTCTTGTTCGAAAGGGGTTTTTGCTTTTTCGATTTGTTGTTGAAGTTCTTCAAT